TTTTTCTGTTTCTGTGATATTGAGTTTCCAATCTTGGACATCTGGCCCCATTTGTACTTCTGTTGGGAGCCAATGCGATTGTTGTTGTCGAAGCCAATAATCGTAAGATTTTGCGTATTCGAATGGTTTATATGTGATTCTTCCATTTAGTAACATAGTATTTTCCTATTTTGCTGACAGGCTGCTGAGTTGTAGATCTTCTTTGCTTTTCTTGATTGCCGCTTTAAATCTACTTACGGTATCATTTTGGATACGTTCTTTTTCGATATCGTTATCATTTTTAATATCTTCTACTTCTGCATCGCTTAGCACACGGATTTTGCTACGAGCGGTATCGAGGTGTACTTTAAATTGCAGGCCATCGATTCCGAATCGATTTTTAGCGATGAACATAGTTCCGAACCCTGTTGCTTTTTGGGTACTCATGCGTTGGAGTCCTAGAACGAAGTCTGCTTCTGCTGCTTGTCCATATGATTCGGCAAGGTTTGTAAGATCTACGATATCTGATTTGGCTCCTTCTTTATTTGATTGGAGGGCGGTCCAGACTGGTACATCTAGTTCTTTGGCCATTTTACGAATTTCTTGAATGACGAATTGCATTTCGAGTCGAGGGAGATCATATTTCTCGGTTGATCGAATAATTCCAGCATAATCGATAATGACTAGATCTGGACGAATTCCTTTATATGTCATTTTATCTACATGTGATTTAATGTTATTGCACGTGATGCTTCGTGCTGGGAATTCTTTAATAATTAATCTTCCCATATGTTCACGATTTACTTCAAAATATTGTTTAATCAAGTCAGTTGCGTCAGAACAATCGGATGAATTGATTTCTGTTAGGTGGCTATCATAACGGATACCTACATAGCGTTCATTTAGTTCCATGGTATAATGGAATACATTTTTACCTTGCAGGAGTGCTTGAGCACCGAAGTGTGTTAGTAAATGTGATTTACCAACACCTGATGGCGCACAGACGATACCGATTTCACCGGCACCAAGTCCACCTCCCATAATTTTCTTTTCATCTAGTTCAGGGATTCCAGTTTTTACTGCATGGCGGAACGTTACGGAATATCGAGCATCGATATCATTCATATAGTCGTGACCATTTGACGAAGCCATCCCGGCAGCGATAGCAGTTTTCATGATATCTACAACGGTTTCATATTTGTCTGTGAGGATGATGTCTACAGATTCTGTTAATGCTTTTTTAAGCATTTGCTGTCGGCAGAAGGTGAAAGCTTTTTCTTTTACCCAGGGGAGATCGTTACCATTTTCATTTCGGATAACTTTTTGGAGGAAGTTATAGCATTGTTCACGGAGAACAAGGTCTTGATTATTTGTTAATTCATCTTTGATGATTGTGATCAGAAGTTCTAGTGTTGGGAATTCTTTATATGCATGATAGTAATTGATATACTTGCTAGCGATCATTTTAAGATAAATTGGTTCTAGGCATTCATCGACATTGAATACTTCGATGAATTGAGTACCCCATAGTTTATCTGTTAATAGAGCTTGGAGTAATTTTTCTTGAAATGATTTTCCGAGTGATGCAAATAATACTGGACTGTTACCTGTTGACATTTATAAATAGCTCCGTTTGGGTTTGGGTTGTTATGACTGAATGTATACTATCTGATAACTTTTATAAACTAGTTTTGGCACCTACTTGAGCACTGTAAGTGTAACTATAGACTACTTTGAAAGTTTCAAAAGATTATCGAAGTAGCGTTTTAGCATATAAAAACGCTTGGTCGATGTCGTGAGTTAAAGGAATATCCGCCCCTACAAAGGTTTTAATATAATCCATTTTATTACAAATTGGTTTAAATATTTCAAGGCGGTAGTCAATTTTAGAAATCTGCGTAGAGGCCAAGCAGGAGGTATCTAGGTACATTAATTTCCAGTTTCTCTCGATGATATCCATATGACTGACAATGTCACTGTAACACTTTGGTCCTTTTTTATTTTCATTTAGAAGTTTTGCGGCTTCAGATTTAATCCAAGATAGATCCAGATCTACATCTTCTTTTTTAAAATCTGGGAATCTATTGATGACAGTTTTAAGACCTATGCCTGGAACGCCATTAAGATTATCTGATGTATCTCCGACTAAAGCACGAGCAAGAGTAAAATTTCTTGCTGATATACCAAAGTTATCTAAAACATATTTAGAATCTATTAATATTTTTTTTCCTGGATCAAATATCCTTACATCTTTATCTTCTAGTAGTTGATAGAAATCTTTATCACTGGATACGATAATTTTTGTTTGGTTATTATTTTGGAATTTTCTTTTTACGAGATAAGCTATAACATCATCGCATTCTGTGTCTTGCACATAGATTTGACAAACAGGAAGATGACCGAGAATTTTTGTTAAAAGTTGTAATTGGAATAGTTTATTTTTACCATCTGATGATGCTATATATTTTCCATCATTGCGGTAAACATCTTGTAAAGCTTTATTGGTTGCACGATTTGCTTTATAGTTTGGATAGATATGTTTTCTTCTTTGTGATGGACCGCCTTGTTCCCATATTACATAAACAGAGTCTGGTCTTAGCTGATCGATATATGTTCCTAATGCTTTAACAAATCCAACCACTCCACCAACAAGATCCCCGCCCGCTGTTACAGTTTCATTTACGCAGAAGTGTCTCATGAAAACATTGAAAGAATCAATTACTAAAATTGATTTATTAATCATACAAGTTCCATTTCTTTTTTCTTCCAGTTTTTGGAATGGAATACAAGAAAGCCTATATCCCCACTTGGCAGCAATATTTTAGAATATAAGTTTGTACCTTTGTTAGATAATTCATCACCGTCGCAAATAATATATTCGCCAAGGTGGATACCAATGGGATCGCCAATATTATATTTTATAAAATAACTATGATCCCAATCTTTCCAAAAGTCTTCTTGACGCAATTCATTTATTTTTTCATCACTGACTTGTAATTCATTGCTATTATAAATTTTATATTGTTCTGGGATATAACCTAGAGGATAGAATATAGTTTGGATACATTCAAAATCAAATTCTGGTGTAATCTCCCATCCATCTAAATTAAATATAGCAGATCGGTTTCGGAAAGGTTTTATTTTAAATCCTTTTATTAATGTTCCTGGTTTAATACTGATAATATCCTTTAATAACATTATCAGGCGCCACTGGAACCAAATCCACCTGATCCACGATCTGTATCTGCTACGGAGTCAGTCTCCTCAAAAACAACTGACATTGTTGGTGTATTGGCAATGATTTGCTGGATAACCAGTTGTGCAACACGTTCTCCTGGCTTCACTACATGTGGTTCTTTTGCAAGATTAGCAAGAACCACGCCAATTTCTCCACGGTAATTTACATCAACTGTTCCGGTAACAGGGAATACAAGTTTTCTGGATAGTCCAGATCGTGATCTGATATCAAGATAGTATTGTGCTCCGTTAATGCCATTGGTGGGGCAATCTGCTAATTGTAATCCGGTTCGAACAACAGTGACTTCTCCTGGAGGTAACACTGTTTCTTCTACCGCATAAATATCAAATCCTGCATCACCATATTGGTGTGCAGATTTAGGCAACAAAGCATTTGGATGTGTTTTAATAAATTTGATTGTTAATTGGTGACCTGTAATGACTGATTGCATAATTTTCCTCTTCTATAGAGGATCATAGCAACACATTTTGCTAGAATCAAGTGATTGGTAAAAAACCAATAAAAAAGGGAAGCATAGAAATATGCTTCCCTCGTTTAGTTTATCTGGTCGATTGCCTGATTACTTGCGGGTGCGTGGCTTGACTGCTTTTGCAGGAACAGGAGCCGGTGCTGGCGCTGGAGGCGTTGGAGCCGGTGTTCCTGCATTTGTGGATGCAAGGACTCGGACAATCAGATGCTCAATATGGGGATGAGTCATAAAGAGATTCTTTTTGTTAACATTGATCGACTTCCAAGCTCCCATCAGCACTTCTGCTGGTGCATCATTCATATACTTACCATACTGTGCGGCCTCATCAGGAGTCATCTCGTGGGTCTTTAGATGATGATCCATCTTGCCCATGATTTCGATAAACTTCTGGTGACGCTTTGCTTCATCCTTTGGCAGACGCTTGAGGACTGAGGACCAGTCAGCAAGAACATCTTCCGCAGAGATATCAGCGGCACGCTCCTTGAAAAAGTTCCAGTAAGCGTTAGCGGCTTCGAAACCAACCATTGATGCAGCCATGTGGCAGAACAGCACATCGTTGCACTCCTTGTAAAGACCGGCATATGCCAGTTCTCCATCAAGGTTTCCCCAAGCACGACGATCTGGATACTTCTTGTTTGGCTCACAAGTATCCTTGAATTCAAGGTAGCGTGGATTACTACGGATGAATTCCGCAAGTGCAGGGTGGCAATTATCACCGGCCCATGCAACCCAATCCTCTAGGGTTGGGTCAAGATCGACCACTGCATAACGGCTAATTGCAGCTGGGTCCATTGGTGTAACATCGTACTGGTCACCAATGTTCACCGCAACCATCACCCGTGTTTCTGCATGAAGCAGGTTGCCATCAAAAGCCTTGCTATCGGCAAGCTGGAACGTCGCTTGCTCAACACCCTTGATGGCTCGGTTAAGCTCATCAAGGAAGAGAACCGAAGGAAACTCACAAGTTCCAAGAAGCCACTCAACCGCACGGAAAACCGTGCCACCACGGTTACCCTCGAAAGGAATGCCAGTGATATCGCCCTCGGTCATCTGAGAAAGGCGACGCTCAATAACAGGCACGCCCATGTCATAGTGCCAGAGGTTGCGGTCATAACCATCATACTTTGTGTCAGAGCCATTCTTCTTCCAGAAGGATTCGATCATCTTACGAACACCGGATTCCTTGGCAAAGGCTGCGCTTACACGCTCGCAGTTACCATGCTCC